CTCTCCACTCTGCGGCTGGAACCACACTATATCCTCAATGTCTTTAGAGTCAGGATCAAATACTTCAAAATCATCACCTGCTGAAACAAACACATTAACTTCTATATCATTATTGACCGTTGAATTAGGAACTGTCAAATCATTCACCACATAAACCGAAACAATACCATTCGCATTAGTTCTCGGATCACCTCCCAAAGGTGACGTACTATACGGTCTGTTATCCAATATCGGACTGCGGTGATTGCATAAACTGCGTTCTTGACCCCAACCAATTTCAACAGTAAAATCACGTTCTTTTGCAAGATCAATGATATACGTGTAGTTAGTGTTATATTCATTTGTTAAGGGATAAGAGGGATCATAGGTAATTTTCAAACGTCCTTTGTGAAAAGACGATGCAACTACCTGAAATCTAAATTTCATTGATCCTCTCCATCTTTTAAATGGTAGAGATGCAAAGCAGCAAGCTGGCATATGTATCTCATCAGTCGATCCTGGTAACTCATTCCATAATACTGGTGAAACTTCGGAATTCCAAAGTAACGTTTCAGCGGAATCTGCTACTGACCAACCAAATTGCGTAAGAAATGATTCTCGTTGTGCAATAGATTTGATAGTCATCTCATCTGTTGAACCGAGACCCATAACACGCGGGTCGACTGTAAGCTCTTGTTTAACATCCAATGTCAACTTCTGCGACGTATCGGGTACGTTTGTATTACACAAATTTCCCAAATATGTCGGTTTATACGGTTCTATATCCGCAAGTGAAATCGGCCTTGAATAACCAAACAAAGAAGCTACTCCTGATACTGCATTTGCGGCCATCTGAGTGGCCCTCGCATATACACCTATACCAGGTATTTTACTTAGCGCTCCAGCTGCCTTAGCGACAATAGCTGCTGGGCGCGATATTGGACCTGTACCATATTCATCCTTCACCTGCGGAGTAAATATTTCTCCCATCTGCGGCGAAAGAGCACCTGGCTCGTTCGCTGTAGGAATAGAAAGAGATACTTCTTCCGCCCATGCGAATACTGATACTATAACCTGATCCGTGGCTCCATTAGCATGCTTCAAATTCTGCATACCATGGATAGTTACATCACCCATCTGACGCCATTCTTGGTCCGGAATACGCAAAGCGTTTTCATACCAAACAAATGGTAGTGTCAAGGTTCCTCCCTGACTCGTCGTAGGGTCCAAATACACATGCGGTCGCTGACTGGCAGCTACTACATCCTGAATGAAATATGCACGATCTTTAGTAAAG